ACAACGACCGGATCATGCAGGAGCTGGCTCTTAAGGGTCTGCAGTCCGACTATTCGCAGATGGCTTGTCGCCTGGAAGGAATGGCCAGAGAGCTGCAGAACAACATGATAAGGGTCAGATACCTGCTCAATGATCAGAACAGCATTCTTTCAAGATTTCCGAACATCGTGAAGGACTGGGCCACAGACCCGGTCATACACAACGGAGAGTATGTGATCTGGTTTGTCTCCGGGGAACGTGAATTCCAGACGAGAAAATACACCTATGTCAGCGGCAAATGGTACACGGATGCACGGAAAGAGGTTGATATGCGCAAGCTCCGCCCGGTCATGTATCAACCTGTTCCCGTGATTTCCGACGAGGTGAAAGAGATCTATCGCAGGAGGTTTGAGAATGTCAGTAAATGAGAAGAAGCCGGTAATGGCGAGCTTCAGGCATCGTAAGCCGATGACTTTCGAGTCGGTCAACGATGCCTGCGCCTATTTCCGGGATATAGGTCATCCGCTTCCCAATGCAAAGGCAATCGTCCGGAGGATAGAGAACTGCGAGAGCTGGACCTACACGGATGTCATTAACGACGGAAACACCAGGACCACAAGAATAGTGGAAGTATGGTTTGACTGGGCATAAGGAGGCAGGAAATGACAAATGCAGAGATCCTGAAAGATCTCTTGGACAAGAAAGACGACATCGAGGCTGCAGCTGTCCTAATCGGGCTCTGCAGCTCTTTCACAGACTGCGCCAGCTGTGATGTGTGCGCCGCAAACATCGAGAGATGGCTGAAAAAGAAAGCAACGGAGGATGATAAATGACATTTGACAGGGCAAGTGAGGCAGCGGCCAATTCCCGAAGGAAAGCTGCAATATCAGATGAGAGTTTTACCGTGGATACAAAGGTCTGCGGCAGAGTGAAGGCTTATATCGTTTACGAGGAAGGCGTGAATCCATATTTCGTCTTTGCCTCGAGTCAGAGCATCAAGATCTCAGAGCAGCGTCCGACTTCATCGGAGGTTGATCACGTAAGACGCTGGAGGCCTTACTGATGGCAGGGAATGCTTACACCATAGACAAACATCCGAAAAAAAAGGCCATCGTAAAGGATATTCTCAGAGGTGTCCCGGATCACACTATAGCGTTGAAATACGATATTTCGGACATGAATGTCAGGAGATACCGCAACGGAAAGCTCATGAAGCTGTGTGCAGAGGTTCTTGCTGAAGACAAAAACGATGCTGAGCAGTTGTTGACCAGAGTCGAACCCATCATCAGGAAAGTCGAGATGATGTATGAGGCATTTGACGAATGGCTTAAGGATCCCGAGAACGGTTCAAAGTACTTTATTGGTCCGAGATCTGAAGAGGTGCTGGTTGTTTCCACCCACATCGAAGAGGACAGCCGAGGCAATGAAAAGACCATAAAGGAGAAACATCCGCTCTCATACTGGATCACAAAAATCGAGGGCAAGGGAGAAGAAATCATGTCCCTGCAATGGCTCTCACAGGATCCGAGAGCCCTATTCCTCAAGACCGCAGAGACGCTCACGAAGCAGCTTGATTTCCTTGCAAAGCTTCAGGGCCTGGTAAAAGAGACGGTTGTGGTCAGAAACGAACCGGATAGAGCAATGAATGCCGTATGCACGGCCATCATGACTGTGATTCCTGACCTCGAAACAAGGAGGAAGCTCCTGGATGCAATCAAGAACATCAAAGATCCAGAAGAAAACATGGAGCTTTGAAGATTACATACAGAGCCTTGCCAGACAACTGGATGAAGGGATACAGAAACAGCAGCTCCTGGCCAAAGAGGACCGGGAGCGTGTTTTTGCGTCCAGTCGGCTGTCATATATCGAAAGCCTGGGGTTCCAGCCGTTTGAATGGCAGAAGCGGATACTGAACAGTAAAAGCAGGCGTCTGGCCATAGATGCGAGCCGACAGGCAGGCAAGTCAACGATAATCAGTTCCCTGCCTTGCCATATCGCCAAATATAAACCCGGCAGCCTGAGCATAGTCGCGGCTGCAACGGAAGATCAGGCGCGAGAAGACAAGAACGACAAGATCCTGGGTTTCATGTCTATGGATCCGGATTATCCGCAGCTGGTGAGGGATTCAGACAAGCAGATCGAGCTGGACAACGGATCCAGAATTATCGTTGTGCCGGCTACCGACAAATCAGCAAGAGGATATTCCAAACCTGATCTCGTGATCCTGGACGAGGCCAGCAGAATCGAGAATATCGTCTACAACTCTGCAATCAGGCCCATGTTCACAAACAATCCAACCGGGATCCTCGTCATGCTTTCCACGCCAAACGGAAAGGAAGGGTTTTTCCACGACATCTTCACCCGTCAGGATGCAACCTGGGAGCGATATCTGATCAGGACCATCTGGGAGCCGATCATGACCGGTAACGGACCTGATCTGGTGAAATACATGGATCTTGAGGCGTTCAGGGCGGAACAGGCGGCAAAGGGTGTATATGCGGACTACAGCCCAAGGCACATGAGTTACGAGGAGCGCATTGAAGATCTGATGGACATGGGAGAGCGTCTCTTCAGGCAGGAATTCTGCGGAGAGTTCGTGGAGACCGAAGATTCCGTATTCACCTACGAGGATATAGACAGGTTGTTTAATTCCAAGGCCCAGGGACTGACTGAGGGCATTAACGCGGCTCCGGCTGCATCAATAGATTTCGGAGGGTTTCTATCATGAAGACATTGGCGCAATACCTGGTGGTCATAGATGTGGCCAAGAAGCAGGATGCAACTTCAATCCAGATCTGGCGCAATACGCCGGAATTCCTGAAGGGAGATGAGAGGGTCTATCTGCAGGACAGGATCTTCCACTACTTCGACCTGGTCTTCCAGACAAAAATGGAGAAGATCCCTTACACGGATCAAGCAGACAAAATCAAGGCTCTGATGGACTCAGAAGCCATGAAGAACAACAGCGAGCTCGTTGTTGATGGAACAGGCGTCGGAGAGGCGATAATTGACATTCTGCGCTCTAAATCCCTGAGACCGACACCCATTGTTTTTACCGGTGGCGACCAGTTGAATATTAAATACGAGAAAAACCTCCGTCGTTTCGGTGGTTTTGGGGCCGGCATAGGAACAATGCAGGTCATCCGGCAACTGGATGTTCCGAAGAAGGATCTCGTGGCTGCGGGTCAGACAATGATTCAGCAATGCAGACTCAGGATCGCTCCGGAAGTCCAGTATGCGAACGATTTCAGAAAGCAGCTTGTCCATTTCAAGGGCAAGGTGAACGAGAAGACCGGGTATACGTCATACAACAATGACAATCCGGAAGTCCACGATGATTTCACAGTCTGCTTTCTGATGGCCATGTGGTACTTCAAGTACAGGCACTACATGGATGACGAGAGAATCGTCCCGCCGGAGAGCAGGAGCAATTCCTATGACTGGGACCCTCTCGGAAAACCTGGAGACTTCTGATGGTAACGAAAGAACAGCTTGGAAGACTGATCAAATCAAAAAAGACAGCCGAGAACAACCGCAGCATCTTCATCAGCCTCTGGAAGGAGATCGCGACGATCATGGGTCTCTCTTACGGCACATGGACCGTTTCCAGCAGCAAGAACATGAAGACCCTGGCGGATCTGAAGGATGTCACAGACTCCACCATGGAGCAGAGCTCAAACCTCATGGCCAACGGACTCACCGGAAACGCATTCGGCAGATCCATTGCCTGGTTCAGCCTGGCTTTCGAAAAGTATGACTCAAAGAAACAAGTCATTGCGGACTGGCTGCATGAAGTTGAGAAACAGATCTATAAGCAATGCAACAGATCCAACTTCTACAAAGAGGCCCGGACTTTCCTCAGGCACGGTGCGGATTTCGGCACCGCGGTCATGTTTTTCGAGGAGTGGGAGGAAGAGGAGATGCCTTTCTTCACAACTCTACACCCGAAGGATGTCTGTATACTGGAAAACCGTTTCGGTGTTGCCGACACCATGTTCAGGGATCTGTTCCTGGATAAATATGACGCAATCCAGAAGTTCGGAGAGGACAAGATCCCCGACATCATCAAGAACAGTACAGACAATGACAAGAAGTGGCAGTTCTGCCAATACATAGGACCCAGCAAGAGATATGATCTGGATGTTGACGGGACTGAACCCTACATCAGTGTTTATTGGTGTGCTGATGCCAAGGAGCAGACCTGCAAGGAAGAGAGATACAGTCACAAGCCGTTTGTGTCCTGGAGGTGGAACAGGGATCTTGAAGGATCCGCATACGGTACACAGAATCCCGGAATGCAGGTGCTTTCGGATGTAAAACAGCTTTGCAGCATGACGTCGGATGTCACCAAGCTGTCACAGCTGCAAGCAGCGCCTCCTCTCAAGAAGACAAAGGGCCTTCTGATTAACGTAAGACCTGCGGGAGTGACAGAACTGGATGCCGGAGAAGATTTTGCGATGGCGCCTGTCACCGGAAACCTTCAGTTTACCGAGTACGAGAGAGCGGAACTCAGAAAGAGGATCCGCGAAGCATACTATTCAGATTTTTTCCTGATGCTCACAGCCAATCAGGACAAGAAGAAGACAGCAACAGAAGTCGCAGGACTTCTGGGAGAGAAAGCAGACGTAATGAGTTCTTTCCTGGATGGTCTTGCATCCGAGTTCCTCGAGCCGACACTGGAGTTCCTCTACGAGAACGAAATGAAATATGCCAGGCTTCCGGAGCTTCCCCAGGAGCTTTCAGCATTGGCAGAAGAAGAGCTCGACATAGACTTCATCTCGCCGTTGTACATGCTCCAGAAGAGAGCGCATTCGTCGCAGAACGAGATGGAGTCAATCGCCAACATCGCAGGAGTGTATGCACAGCTGAACCCTGAGATCATGGACAACATCAATCTTGACAAGGCAACAAGGAATGCAATGGCTGACTACAACTGCAGCCACCTTCTTGTCTCTGAATCAGAAAGAGACAAGATCCGGAAGGCGAGAAACGATGCCAAGGCAAAGATCGCAGCGGACCAGTCCGAGCAGGCCAAGGCAATGAACCAGGCAAAGATCTATCAGCTGACAGGAAAAGCCCCTGAAGAGGGATCTGCAGCGGCAAGCGCAATGGGAGCATAAATGAAGACATCCGAAGGCGAGAGAAAAAGAGAGATAGCAATTTATCAGAATGTATTCAGCTCCTCAGAGGGTGAGGCCGTACTGCTGGACATTCTAAACAGATGCGGATTCTTCTCTCAGGATCCATCCCTGATCAATCCCGATCTCATCGCATTCGCAAACTGGCTTCTCGGCAGGATTGGAATAGATACGGTTGAAAATCTGGGCGCATACGTCTCATCGATTATGAGCGCAGCCCTGAATATAGGAAAGGAGAAAAAAGCAGAATGAACATCGACAATTTTGTTGAAGATCCGGAGAAAAATGAAGATCCGGGGACATCGTCCGAGAACTCCAAAACGGAAGAGTCAAAACCGGAGGTACCCAAGTTCTTCTCTCAGCTGAGGAAGGAGATTGCTGACAGCGAGGACACAAAGAAATACCTGACCGGAATCAAGGACCTGAACGACCTTGTTTCAAGCTATGCCGGAAAGAGCAAGTCCCTTGAGAGTGCAATCATAGTTCCCGGAGAGAATGCCTCTGAAGATGAAATCAAGGCATTCTTCGGAAAGCTGGGAGTTCCGGAGGACAAGACCGGGTACAAGCTCTCTGACTACGACTTTCAGGGGGACGAGTTCAAGCTCATGAAGGATAGCTTCATGGAGGCGGCCCACAGGGGAGCTCTGAGCAACAAGCAGGCTCAGCACATGTGGAAACATCTTCTGGCAACGACTAAGGCCAGCAAGGCCATGATTGAAGCCCGCCAGCAGAAGGTCAAGGATTCCTTCGAGCCCGGTTATCACAAGCTGATGGAAGGTTCTTATCCAGTGGAAGAGGAAAGAACTGCGGCCATCAAGGGGGAGATCGGGCTGGCAAAGGCATTCCTGCAGAAGACAGGACTGGCAGAGAAGTTCGAACAGTCGGGACTGATCTATGACCCGCAGGTGATTCATGCGATAGCTCAGGCAGAGAAGAGCCACAAGCCGAGCTTTATACAGGGCTCAGGCAACGATAAGGACAGCGAGAAAAAGACCGGAGGCATCAGCTACGGTTCTGAGTTCTCGGAATTCATAGGAGAGAAATAAATGAGCGGATTACTTGACGAGCTTTTGGAGAAGGATCCTGAAGAACAGGATCAGAACAAAGAAAACAAGGATGGAGGCAAGGATTACATCCAGTACGGGAGTGACTTCTCATCCTTCATCGGAGAAAAGTAAACAGGCAGCTTGTGCTGCACAACGGTTGAAAACGGACTTTGAGCCATTACCCGCAGAACCTCATTGGGATGCGGGAACAACGCAAGGAGGGACAGTAAGACCTGAGATAAACAAAGAAAGGAAGAATCAAAATGGCAACACTTTCAGCATTAACTCAGATGAACATCATCGAGGCCCAGAAAAGAGCCGGCTTCACAGATGCCGAGGATTTTCTGGGTGATCTCGTCCAGAACAACGATTTCCTGAATCTTGTTCCGTTCCTCGAGTCATCAGACGGCATGTTCCACAAGTACCTTTCAGCCACAAAGCTGGGCAAGGGCTCCTGGGGCAAGGTCAACTCACCGGTTGGCAAAATCTCATCCCAGTCTGATCTCGAGAAGATCCCGGTCCATATCTATGAGGCGGATTCGGAGATCGACGAGAGAATCTTCAAGTCCGGTACCGCTGAGCAGAAGAAGAAGGTCAGGATGTCCGAGGACATAGCAAACCTGGAAGGCTTCATGCAGGACTGGATGAACGGACTGATCTACGGCGCAGCATCCGCAGGCGGATATGAGGGTCTGGCCAACATCAGGGGAACAATCGACAACAAGACTGTCTGGAGCGCAGGTGGATCCTCATCCGGAAGCCTGACATCCCTCTGGCTGTTCGAGTTCGGAAAGAACGCATTCAATCTCCGCTATCCTTCAGGTTCAAGGCCGGGTTTCAATACGGATGACAGAGGCCGTCACAAGGTCGATGCACCGACTGGAAGCGGTCAGCTCTGGGCTTGGATCACACACATGGAGATCCTCGCAGCCATTCAGATCAAGCGCGCAGGTGCCTTGCAGAGAATGGCCAACATCGCCACGTCCGGATCAAGCAATATCTTCTCACCGTCAATCCTGATCAAGATGAAGAACCAGCTCCCGAACATGGGAAGAAATGCGGTCGCATTCGTCAACAGGACCGTCCATGGACAGGTTGAGGATAATGCCTACAACAAGACCAACATGGCATACAAGCTCTCAGACATCGAGAACTTCGGCCCTGTTCCGACAGTCGCAGGCATCCCGGTCATGACCATGGAGACCATCACCGACACCGAGACAACAGTATCCTAAGGAGGGAAACAGATGAAAGACGCATTGCTTGAATTCGGGACCATTACTCCCGCGACAAAAGCCACACTTGCGGTCTCCGCAAATAAGGTGAACTTCGGCAGAACTTCCAAGCCGGGTGAGGTATACGGCTGCAAGGCATGCTTCCGCATCAACTCTGATCTTGCCTCAGGCGATTCCGTTCAGATGGAGGTGCTTGATTGCGCCACAGAAAACGGAACCTACGGCGTGGTAGCCGTCAGTCCGGTAATCTCCGGAGCAAAGGCCGGAGACATCATTGAGGTTCCTATGCCGGTTGATCTGAAGCAGTTCTGTGAGGCCGGTTGTATGCCTTCATCCACAGGAACCTTCACGAGCATTACCGTCACAGCCTGGATCGAGTTCCGCTAAAGCAAAGGAGTGAGTGATGAGCCTCGTCTTCACAAAAGAATGGCTGAATGTGGCCAACAAGGCCCTTAATCTGATTGGAGAGTCTCCCCTGCAGTCTCTCAGCGGATCATCATCGAACAACGAGTCCCTGAATATCCAGCTGCCCGCAGCTGTCGAGGCCGTCCTGTCGAGTTATCCGTTCAGGTGCGCGACCAGAAGGACTGTTCTGGCTCCGGATGCGGACACGGTTCCGGCATTCGGATATGCCTACAGCTTTCCCCTTCCTGAAAACTTCGCGCGTCTGGTGAGAGTGGAAAACAACAAGGATTTCATGCTTGAGGGCGGGTCCATTCTTTCGAATGACACTCCTCTTGCAATCGTGTATGTTGCGCTTCCCAAGGATCCTCACAGTCTCAGCCATTCAGTGATCGAGGCAATATCACTCACTCTGGCCTACAAGATGGCACAGACGGCGACAGCAAACGACAGTCTCCTTAACCGCCTGAGACAGGATGCAGCACTTGCGCTTGTCCAGGCGGAAAAGGACGACAAGGCGGGCCATGAGCAGGACTCCAGCATGGCATGGTGGGGAGATGCCAGATGAAATACTCAGTCACCAAGGCGCTTTTCCAGAGCGGAGAAATCTCCCCGTATTATCTCGGACGGCAGGATGCCAATGAGTATATCTCCGGATGCAGGGTTATGCGCAACGCAATACCAGATGCCCGAGGTGGATTCAGAAAAAGACCCGGAACACAGGTATTCAAGGCAACCGACACATGCTTCCGCATGCTCAACTACAAGTACGGGGAAATGAACCTCGTGCTGTTCTTTTTCTATGACAACAAGATTGAGTGCAGATACACAGACGGATCCCCGGCACCCGGCACTCTTACCGTAACCGGAATAACGCAGCTGGTGGATCAATACACCAGATTCGCAGTGCACAAGGGGATCATATATCTGGTCAATCCGAACAAGCCCGTATGGACCGTAAGCCTGACATATAGCGGGGGGTCCATATCCATTTCGGCTGCAGCCATGTCTTTCGTTGGACCTGCACCTGATTCAGATGCAGGATCCGTCATGCAGTTCAATCAGTCAGGGGATTATCCATCAGCAATCTGCTTCAAGGGCGGACGGATGTATCTTGGAGCAACCCTGAATCAACCGAATACAACATGGGCCTCAAGAACGCCATCAGGCGGATCCGACAGGTTCAATGACTTCACTTTCTATGACGGGACCATAGATGATCCGGTTGTTTCTCCCAGCCATGCTATTGAAGTGGCTGAGACAGACAACGAGGACTCGGCCCTTCTCTGGTATATGGTCCAGAAGAAGGTCATAGCAGGCTACGAGCATTCCATCCTGATCGAGACAGACAACTGGGCCACACCTGAGGATTTTGATCTCGATATAGCCATAAATGAGGGATCCTCAAGCATCCCTGCGAAAGCCTATAAGAATTACACCATATTTGCGTCTCCGGACGGTAGAAGGATCAGCCTTCTGGTATGGGACGATGATCTTGACTCCTATACGACAATCAACATTGCAAAAAACGCGCCTCACATGCTGGCATCAGGCATTAAGGCGTTTGATATAACTGTTTCCCCAGATCCTGTGATCTGGATCATTACGAACAACGGAGGATTGTGCTCTTGCAGCATCGACCTGACCTCTGGTTTCGTGGCATGGACAGCTCATCCCAGACAGGCAGGATCCTATGAGGACATCCTTGCTATCGGAGCGGAGGAGCACGACAAGGTGGCTTTCCGGATAGCTTATCCGTCTTCGGCACCTTATGACTATACGCTGGAGATAATGGATCTCAACGATGAAGACTCATACTCGGACTGTTTTATCAGACAGGAATATGTGAGTCCGACAACGCAGATCAAAGTCTCCTCACAGCTTGATGGCGTGCATGGGCTTGTCGCATGGACCGACAAAGGCATTCTGGCGGTCTCCGACAACGGAAGCTACGTGGGATCCGATTATTACAGGACCGTGGGTTCCAGCGTCTCAACTGTCTACTGTGTGGGTCTTCCCATAAGGACCGAGGTGCAGCTTCTGCCTCCGGCATTGCCTGCAAACGGATCCAGCATGTTCAAGCTGAAAAGGATAAGCAGAATCGGTTTCAAATATTACGAGAGCTATGGCGGAACCGTTGTGGTTGAGGGCCAGGCTCAGGACATATTGTTAGAGAAATACGGAAGCTACAAATACGGCGCCAATGTCAACATGGTCACCGACGATGTGTCCATTGACATAATCTCGAAAAACACCAAGGACGGCTCGATAACAGTTCTGCATGATGAGCCTGTTCCGTTCAACATTCTGGCTATCGCAGCCACATTTGAGATTCTGGAGGTTTAGTTTTGGAGTGGGTAATTTTGGCGTTGGCGGCCGTCGGCCTCGGAGTGGGCATCTGGTCTGCGGTTGACTCACACAACCAGAGAGAAGAAGAACTCGAGACACAGAAGGAAAATCTGAGTCTCCAATACAAAGAAGCCTATTCAAGTGCGATTGAAAGTCTGGAAGGTTATGACTCAAAGATCACGGATGCCAGGGTTCAGCTTCAGGAGAACGAAGGTAATCTCTCAAGCTATGAAGAGCTGCTCGGGAGATGGCAGGGAAACTACAACTACGCCATGGCCCAGCAGGAGGCTTCCGCATACTCGACATACAAGGATCTGATTGACAACTGGTCCGGTTCAGAAGTGGTTTCCGCTTCAAGAGGCCAGAGCGGAAGGACAGCGCTTGCACTTGCCGGAAGAAGCAATAAAGAACTCAGGATGTACTTCGGAGATGACCTGAGGATGAATTCTGCCTCAGAAATGTCCGCTGAAGGTTTTGATTTCGAAAAGAACGGCGGAATCCTGGGAATGGCATGGAGGGATCAGCATCTTGATCTTCTGGCAGACAAGAGAGGTTATGAGAACAAGATTGCAGACCTTACCGGCGCAATCAGGATAAACGAGGAAACAATCAGCAATGCCGTTTCAGGGATCAAGGACACTCTTCCCCTTGCAAGTGAGTTGGCCGCCAATGCAGGTATAACAGACACGTCTGTCATAGATGCGATGAAAGAGAAATACGGAGTGAAATCATGAGAGCGCCATCCATCGACTATTCCGCAACAAGACGGGCCATAAGCACAGATGCAGATCTCAAAGCCTATTCCCATCTCGGAGATAAGATTAAGAATACCCAGGACAGGTTGAGTCTTTCCCAGAAGTCTATTGATGTGGCAGAAAAACATCTTGGAGTACAGACCGGTCTTCAGATTGCACAGGAGGCAATCAGTTTTGCAAAAACCGCTGTCAGTATCGGCAACGACATATACAAGCAGCATCAGTCAGATCTGGTGGCAGCGAAAACCACAGATCTGAGTTCCGAGGCCGCGATCCGGATCACCGAATCTGTCAACGGCAACGGAAACGAGATCATCGAGGACGCAGAGGGAAACCTTCAGGACATCAAGCTGGATCCGGCACTGACCCAGTGGTTTGATGACCAGATAGCGTCAATAGAGTCTGATTCCAGCCTCGGCAAAGCTGCAAAGCAGAGCCTGATCAGCAATCTCAACAAGATGAAGGCCGACTCCAAGATTGAGGTCTATAACCAGTACATCAACAGCAAGGTTGCTGCTCTCGACACAGTGGAGCAGGATCTTCTTTCCAGAGCGGTGCTGACTGACATAGGGGCATCGGCGGAAAACCGAAGCACTTATGGTGACTATGCCGCCGCCGACGCATATATCCAGAACAACAAGAACTGGTCTGTCGCACAGAAACAGGCAAAGACCATCCAGGCGCATAATGCGATAGATCTCGGAAGGGCCAAGAATGATGTCCAGCAGGTGGCCATCACCCAGGGATATGACAGTGCCGTATCGTTGGCAAGAAATTATCAGGGACTTTACGGATGGGCTGCGGATTCACAGGAATACAAATCACTGCTTTCGATTGCTCAGGTCGAGGATGCTAATGAGACTTTGAGACTAACCAACGCCGCCTCTGCCGCAATGACCAACGGGCTTAATTCAATGGCCTCAGATCCATCTTTGAGTCCTGAAGGTATCTATGACCAAATTAAGGCGTCGATGGATGGTCAGCCGCAGAGCAGGATAGATGCAGCCATACAGGCCGCCAAATCAGCACACATCTCATGGGCAACCGGCGTGACCTCCAAGGTTCTTGCCACAGTCACGACAGACACCAGGGACGAGCTGCTCCTCGAACAGGCCGCACTTGAGCAGATGAACGACGGCGGTTATTTCTCCGGTGGAGCTGAAAGTGTATACACATCGGCCCAGACAACCGTACAGAAATACATAGATGCCTGGAATACATACTACGGATCCGCAGAGACCGCAAGCCAGAAGGAACTTGCCGCTAGAGTGTCAAACATAAAGTCTGCGACAGATATGATAGTGTCCGGTTTTACCGATGGAACCGTAAGCGCAGAGAGCGCCGTACTCCAGATGCAGGGAATCCTGAGCCTATACAATCTTGACGATACTTTTGATGATGATCTGTACATACAGAAAATGATCCAGCAGGTCGAAGACAATGTAGTTCCTGCCCAATACAAGGATACGGTGAAAAACTGGAAAGAGTCGTTTTATGGCCAGGTTGCCTCAGCCATGGGCTATCCAGTGAATCTCAGCAATTCAACTGCAAACGGCATGCTTGGAGCACTTGACTCTTCACAGAGGGCGGATGTCGAGACGGCCGTTACCCAGGCATACGCCTCAGTTCTTGACCTTTTCCGTCAGACCGCAGCCGTAGACATGACCCCTGCAATGCTCAACAGTAAGCTTCAGTCCATCAGTGACATATTCACTGCGGACGTATTCTCTGCTCTTGGCGGCGGAGTTAAAGATGCTACATTTTTCAAGGATTCAAATGCAAAGGATGCCATGAACGCCTTTGCAGAACATCCGGACATTGTGTACTACAACTCCAAAACAGGAAGGATCTCATGGCTCAATGAAGATTTCGAGAAATCATATAACGAGATGGCCGACTGGTGCGCCCAAGACCTGGAAGCAAAGGGTATAATCCTTGAGGGCTCACCCAAGATATATACAGATGAGAACGGAGTTCATCCGTTCCCTGTGTTCACTTCCAAGTCGGGCAAACAAATCCTGTACAACAACGAGGGCATATATGTGCTCAGCACAGGCAAGGAGCTTGACATCGAGGCCGAAAAAGAGGAATCCGCCGAGGCTGCCGTAAAAGAAGTCATCGAGAATACAAAAGCTCCGGCTACGGTTATAGAACCGAATTTTGACATCCCTTCATCCTCCCTTCCCAAAAAGGATCTTCCGGCGCTTCCCAGCGCATTCATGCTTTACCGGGAGACTCTCCTGTCTGGAGACGAAGACAGTATTCAGAAGGCCAAGGAAGATCTCGATGCAGCCATTGAGTCAGAAGCCAGCAAATTCGGAATTCAGGTCGGATCCAAGGAGATAAATATCTCCGACGAAGACAGGGCTTACTTCTCGGAGAAGATGGCAGAGACCCTGGAGAACGCCAAGAAAAACAAGAGAACCGAGGATGAGGCACGCGTGCTGGCTGACCCGGCATTCCCGTCACAGCTCCGGCCCGTGTCTCTCTGGAAGCTGAAGGCTTCTGAAGGCTCTGAATTCAAAGGAGATGTCGGAGAAGCCGTAGAGGCGGCGGAAGTTCTCTCGGATGTTCTTCCGCAAGACATGGCCGCAGAGGTTTCTCCTGACTGCGCCATTTCAATAGTTAGCAAAGACAGTGCCGTGGAGGCCACTG